TCGACAGCGGCGGTCACTATACGCAGCAAGTTTACAACTATGTGAGGCCAAGAGCGGGCAAACGCATCTTTGCGATCAAGGGTATTGGCGGTGAGGGCAAGCCGATTGCGGGTAGGCCGACAAAGAACAACATCGGCAAGATTAACCTGTTTCCCGTGGGCGTAGATACTGCCAAGGAATTAGTGTATGCTAGGCTGAAGATTAAAGATGAGGGAGAAGGTTATTGCCATTTCCCTACAGGCAGACACGAGGAATACTTTAGGATGTTGACGGCTGAAAAGCGCGTAGTGAAGTATTTTAAGGGTCGCCCTAGAAGAGAGTGGGTTAAGATTAGGCAGCGCAACGAAGCACTGGATTGCCGTGTGTATGCGACTGCGGCGCTATCATTATTGAATGTCAACACTGAGGTGCTGTACAAACAGGCACAAAATAGGGTACAATCGGGCAAACCCACCCCTAGTCGGCGTCCAGCAGTGCCGCGTCGAAACAGTTTTGTGCATGGATATACGTGATGGCGAATTTATTTGACGCGGATCAGGCCAGAGAAGGCGAACCAACTGAGATCGTGGTAGGTGACTTCATTCAATGGAAGCGAAGCGATCTAGTAGACGATTATCCCTTATCTGAGTATTCCGTCGAATATGTAGCTAGGATCACTGGCGGCGGGTCTAACGAGATCAAGGTCGCGGCGACGGAAACGGGCGGCACATATCTGATTACCGTAGATAGCGCGACATCAGCAGATTTTGTTGCTGGGTACTACCACTGGCAGCTTGAGGTAACTAAAACGTCCACAGGTGATCGCATTGTCGTTGACCGTGGCGCATTTACTGCCGTTGTCGATCTTGACGACAATCAGGCTGACCCGCGTCTATTTGAAGAAAAGATGCTTGCCAAGATTGAGACTATTCTACTTGGTAAGGCCGATGCGGATGTTTCCAGCTACAGTATTGCTGGGCGTTCACTGACTAAATACAGTTATCAAGAGCTGCAAGACTTGCATGACCAGTATGAGGCCAAGGTGAACCGTCACAAGCAGTTAGAGCGGATCAAGTTAGGAAAAACCACGCATCACACAGTAAAAGTGAGGTTTAGCTGATGGGCATTATGGATATGTTCAAGCGTGCGCAAAAGCCGCTGAGAAAACGAAATTATGCAGCAGCAGCTAAGGGTCGCTTATTCAGCGACTTTACTGGTTCTAACAGGAGCGCAGACAGTGAGATACGCTGGGCTTTACGTGATATACGAAATCGCAGTCGTGACCTTGAGCGAAATAATGAATATTTCCGTCGTTATCTTCAGCTTCTTCGGGTCAATGTGGTCGGGGAAAACGGATTTAACGTACAGGTTCGTGGACGAAATCCAGACAATCGTTTAGATCGCGCTGGGAATAATATTGTTGAAAGCGCATGGCGCGAGTTCTCGCGTATGGGTGGGCCGACTGTAGATGGACGCATGTCGATGGTTGACCTATGTAACCACATTATCACGGGGATGGCGCGTGATGGTGAAGTGTTCCTACATATCGTCAAAGGTAATTACTTGCGCCACGGCATCGCTGTTCAGGTTATTGAGCCTGATCGTGTTGATGAAGAGAAGAACGAACTAGCGTCTAACGGCAACCAAATCCGCATGGGTGTAGAACTGGATAAGCGCACTAAGCGTCCAGTATCTTACCATGTGCTGACATATCACAAAGGTGATTATGACTATATGCTTCCAGCCAATGAGCGGAAGTATGACGTAATTCCAGCAGAAGAGATGATGCACATCTTTAGGCCAGAGCGTGCGGGTCAAACGCGCGGGGTGCCTTGGTCATCTGCGGCGATTACGTCACTTAAAATGCTTCATGGGTATAGGGAAGCGGAACTAATTGCTGCACGTACTGGTGCCGCAAAGATGGGTTTCTTTACGTCACCCGCAGGCGATGGGTTCACCGCCGACGGTTATGACGATGAAGATAGCGTCGTTCCGCTGTACGACGCTGAAGCTGGGACGTTCCACCAACTCCCAGCGGGTGTGTCGTTTACTCCCTTTGATCCGACACACCCAACCTCTGCCTTTGCTGACTTCGAGAAGTCTATTCTGCGCGGGATCGCGGGTGGGCTTGGAGTTAGCTATACGTCACTGGCGAATGATCTTGAGGGAACTAGCTATTCTTCGATCCGTCAGGGCGCACTAGAAGAGCGTGATTTCTATAAAACCTTACATCGCTTTATGATCGATCACTTCCTTGATCCGTTCTATCGCATGTGGTTGGAGCATGTGATGAGCTTTGGTTACATCCCGATCAACGGTGATACCAAGATGTTCAAGTTTACGCAGGATGTAACTTGGCGTGGTCGCGGCTTCCAGTGGGTTGACCCGCTAAAAGAAATGAATGCGGCAGTCGTAGGCTTACAGAACGGCATCATTTCCCACTCAGACATTGCCGCCAACTATGGTCGTGATGCTGAAGATACGTTTGCGCAAATCCAGCGTGATAAGGAAATGGCTGACGAATTTGGCCTAAGTATGGCTTATCAGCCGTTTGGCGATAAGCTGCCCGTTCCAGCGGAGGGTGAAGATGTCGAACAAGCCGACTGATGGAATGGTGACAGCCGCCAAACGTGCGCTTGAGTGGCGCAAGGAATATGGTCGTGGTGGCACGGCAGTCGGGGTTGCGCGTGCGCGTGACATTGCCAATCGCTCTAACTTGTCTGATGACACAGTTAAGCGGATGTATTCGTTCTTTAGCCGACATGAGAACAACAAAGCCAAGCATTACTCAGCAAAAGAGCCTGATGGCGGGCCTACGGCTTGGCGCATTGCGTGGGATTTGTGGGGTGGCAACGCAGGCTACTCTTTTAGCAAAAGGATCGCAGAACGCTTAGAAAAGGAACGCTCTATGCAAGATATGGATAAATCTGATACAATATCGCCAGATATTGAGGATGAAACAATGACTGATGAAGTTCGTGCAGAACCAGATGGACTGAGTGTTGGCGATTTTGTTAGCTGGGACAGTTCAGGCGGTGAGGCTTATGGCAAAGTTGAGCGTATAGAGCGTGATGGCTCTATCGACGTTCCTGATAGTGACTTTACGATCAACGGCGATGCAGACGATCCTGCTGCGTTGATTGAGGTATACCGCGAGGGCGAGGATGGCTATGAGGCTTCAGGCCGCATGGTTGGGCATCGCTTTTCCACGCTGACCAAAGCAGCAGAGCGCGGATACAAAGATAAGGATGAAATGCGTTTTGATCCATCTAAGATGGAAACACGCGGCATGACGTTTAAAACTGGGGCGATTGACGAAGAGAAACGCACAGTAAATATTTCTGTATCAAGCGAAACGCCAGTTGAGCGTAGCTTTGGTAAAGAAATCCTAGATCATAGTGAGCGCAGTGTTGACCTTGAATTTGCGAGTTCAGGGAATATGCCGCTACTTTTAGACCATGATCCGCGCCAGCAGATTGGGGTCGTAGAGGACGTAAGTCTTGATAGCTCGGCACGGAGACTACGTGCGACGGTTCGTTTTGGAAGAAACGGGCTTGCTAAAGAGATTTTCGATGATGTTGTGGACGGTATCAGAAACAACATTTCTGTTGGCTATCATGTCAACGACATGCAAAAGGAGAGCGCGGATAGCTACCGTGTAAATTCTTGGCAAGTAATGGAAGTCAGCGTTGTTTCAATCCCAGCGGATACTGGTGTCGGAACAAATCGCGGGCATGAAGTTACACCTTCACCCAAACCAGAAACCCTTATTCGTGAGGAAAATACTATGTCGGAAGAAAACACAATCGACATTGAGGCGGTGAAAGCAGAAGCTACACGCGCCGCAGCAAAAGATACTGCTGAAATGTACCGCTTGGCATCAAAGCACAACAAGCGTGAAATGGCAGACAAAGCAGTTGCAGAAGGTCGTTCACTAGCGGAGTTCCGTGGTGAACTGCTAGAAGCGATTGGAAACACGCCACTAGACACACAAGAGATTGGCTTAACAAAGAAAGAAGTTCGTAACTTCTCTTTGATGAAAGCAATCCGTGCGATGGCAAACCCAACAGACCGTAATGCACAAGCGGAAGCAGCATTCGAGTTTGAAGCAGCACAAGAAGCAGCGAAGCGTGCTGGCGCAGACCCACAAGGTCTATACATGCCACATGACGTTCTACGTTCTTGGAGCCAGCGTGATCTGAACACATCAGACGACAGCGCAATGGTTGCAGAAGCGTATCGCGGCGGTGACTTCATTGACGTACTACGCAACGCATCATCAGTGATGCAAGCTGGTGCAACAATGTTGACAGGTCTTTCAGGCGACGTAAAAATCCCTAAAAAGACTGCTGCATCAACAGGTGCTTGGATCGCAACAGAAGGTGGCGCGTCCACTGAGAGCGAACCAACATTCGGTCAGGTCACAATGTCACCAAAAACAGTTGGTGCATTCACTGACATCACACGCTTGATGATGATGCAATCTTCACTAGACATCGAAAACCTAGTTCGTTCTGACCTTTCAGCGGGTATCGCACTAGCAATCGATAGTGGCGCATTGTCAGGTTCAGGTTCATCTGGTCAGCCAACAGGTATTTCAAATACTTCAGGCATCAACGCGCCAACATCTTTCGCAGCAGCTAACCCAACATTCGCAGAAGTAGTTGCGATGGAAACAGCGGTTGCAGAAGATAACGCGCTATTGGGCAACCTAGCGTACATCTTGCCAGCAAGCATGGCAGGCGCGTTGAAAACAACAGCAAAAGACGCAGGCTCAGGCCAGTTCGTCCTAGCTGGCGGTGAGATGAACGGATACCGTGCAATCGTATCTAACCAAGTCACAGCAGGCGATCTATACTTCGGTAACTTCGCAGACTGCTTGATTGGTATGTACGGTGGCTTGGACATCACAGTTGATCCATACACTGCATCTACATCAGGCACAGTGCGCATCGTAGCGTTGCAAACTATGGACGTAGCAGTACGTCACGCAGTTAGCTTCGCATACAACAACGACGGCGCATAATGCTAACGTGGGGCGGCATGTCAGCCGCCCCCTCTTCTGAGGGGTCTAAAATGAAGTACATCATTCTAAAATCATGTGTCGCAGCGGGCGCATCGCGTAAAGCGGGTGAGATAGTTGAATTAGGAGCAGATGAGGCGGCTTCATTGACGGCCTATGGGCGAGTTGCCGTGGCACCAGAGCCAAAGCCTACTGCTGCTTCGACAGATCGCGCTGCAAAGCCTAAATCAACACGGGCGAAGAAATGAAGATTAAGTTAATCAAAGATGCAATCATTCACGGCATTCCGTCAAAGGCTGGCAAGGTGCATGAAGTAATTGATCGTGTTGCTCTAAAGCTAATAGATCGCGGTTATGCGGCATTAGATGACGGCAAGGTCGAAGAGGAACAGGAAGTAGAAGAAGATGGCGCTATCTCTGACGGATGACTTAGGTTATCTCTTCAACGTAGACGAATTTGCGACAAGCGTGTCGTATCAGCGTAAGCTGGGTCTGGGTGACAGCACAATTATTGGCATCTTTGACAACGAGACTGTTCCAGTAGATGCTGGCGGCATTGCCTTAGTGCATCAGGAGCAACCACGCTTTATGTGTAAAACAAGTGATGTTCCGTACATTGCAGAAGATGACTTCTTGATCATTGATAGTGTAGATTACCGTGTTGTCGCTTGGGTGCATGATGGCACTGGAGTGACAACCATACATCTGGAAAAACAATAATGGCGCACGTTAGAAAGCAGATACGAGATAAAGTTGCTGATTTGCTAAAGGCTAACGTGGGCCTAGTGAAGCGACGTGTATATACAACGCGCGTGCATCCGTTAAACGACACGAACCTTCCTGCTATTAGTGTTTACACTGGCACTGAGACAAGTCAGCGTTTGCAGGCTGGTGTTACCGATATGATTAGGGAGCTTTCCCTTGAGATTGACTGCTATGTTCGAGAGACTAGCAGTTTCGATGATGATGTGGACGCGATAGCCGTTCAGGTCGAAGAAGCGATGGCTACCAAGTTTACTCTTGATGGCCTTGCGAAGTTTACGGTGCTAACATCTACACAGATACAGTTTGATGGTGATGCTGACCAAATACTTGGTGTTGCGAAGCTGACATACTCTGTTCAGTATGTTACACCTATAAACGACGTTGAAACCGCCAAATAAGGAGACTTCCAATGGCAACTCATACTGGCAGTGAAGGAACCGTAAAGGTCGGTTCTAATGCAATCGCAG